TTGAGCTAATTCGATATCAACTCCTTTTATTCTGTACCTTAATAGTCTTCCTTTTGTTTCTGAATCTTCTTCAACAAAATTTTTCATGCTTTGTATGTTTTTAAAAACGTTTCCCATGCAGGAAAAAATATTTCTTCCATGCATCGAACAACAGATTCTTGTTCATATGATTCTAGCCAACCAACGCCACTTAATAGCAAACTGGCTTCCATCATTTCGTGTCTTATTGTATCTAATAAGATCTTACCTTTAATCTTCTTGTTAACTTGAATAAGTTTTTTGTCGTGGAAATATAAACCATATGGTGGGTCGTCATCTCCAAAAGGGACAGCCTCTACTTTTATTCGGTGTCCTGCAATAGCAATGGATTTAGGAAGTTCCACATTACCACCTTTCAGAAAGATCTTTATACAATTCAATTCCTCCTGCTATTGACGTGGCTATTCCTTCCATACTTTTTAGTGCAAGCTCCCAATCCTCGTTATTACTACCAAAAAAAGGCTCTGCAATAACGGCTGGGCAGTGTGTTAACCTAAGAAAACCAGCTCCTCTGCTTCCCTTTTTACGCTCTTTAATTCCTCTGCTACGTAACTGAGGGAAACAATCTTCAAAGGAATCTCTTAAAGCACGAGCAAAGAGTCTTCCCTTTTCAGAAGTTTTCCAGTATAGCCACTCATGTCCTGTAGCAGAAGGAGTAGCGGCATTAAAGTGTAACTCAACTGCTGCTTCAACAGCATCATTACGAAGAGTTTTAGCTAGCCATTTCATGGAACTCCAATAGCTACTCCCTTTATAGGTTGAATATATTTTATATTTAGTCTTCAACCTATCCCCAATCATATCAGCTAATTGGGAATTATAGTCCCATTCAGTGACCCCAGTTACAGAAGCTGCACCTGAATCATTTGGTCGAGAGTGTCCTACGCAGATTGCTATCATCTCCTATTATTATAGCACGTCTGTAGGAATAATCACTATGGAACTTCTGTCCACGACCCATAAGGTTACCCTCTTTAAAAGGGTAATCGTACCCTTGAATTAGGGTAACTGTAGGCGGATCATATATTGCGCTTTCGTTCAATGCTGAGTCGCCCACTAAGTCTTTCAAGGCGCAACTTGGCAGCAGGACTACCATCAGCAGCAAGGCGGTCAATTTCATCTTCAAGGCCATAAACGTATTTCCGTTGTTTAGACCTAGTATAATTCACATAAGCCTCTAACGCTAATACTATTATCCTCAAGAAATGCCTCACTTCTTTTTAGACATTATAGACCAAATAACGCCTAAAAGTGTTACAGCAGCAGATACTCCTGTAGTAACTTCGTCGTTTGAAGCCATCCCATTCTGCGTCATAAAACCACCCCCAAACGTGAGGAAGTGCCTTACTATTCCTAATATAGATTCTTTATTCATTTTTTCCTTTTTAACAGGTTATAGAGCGTGATAATAGCTACTGTAATACCCAACAGGCCACCAACTACTTGGATGCCCCATTGAATA